TCTCCCGATTTTAGCTAGTATGTCAATTTTCTGTATTGCAAAAGAATTATTATTAATAGTAGATACTACTCCAATTTTTACTACGCTTCCTGAACCTGTGGTGTTTACCTTTGGTGTCTGAATCTCTCCACCCCCTGTAAACTCCGCAGTAGTATTAAACTCACTTACATTGTATTCACCGACAACACCCGCTGCTTCAAACTCAAACTGTTGCTTACTGAAGTTATCAGAGTAATCATAAGCCCAGTTAAGGTTTGCTGTAGTGCTACCACCACCAATTACTGTTGTGTGAAATTTCTTTAGGAACTTAACAATACCCGGATTACCGAAGTCTAGCTCATTGCTGTAGTAAGACATTTGGTACGTAGCTGTGTCATCTAAGTATCCTGCGTACTTAACAATACCTGTAGACAGTCCCATATAGAAACCATCCTGAGCAAGTTCGTTAAACGCCAAAGGTATAATACCTGACCATGTAGTCACCCTAAACGAACCATCTTCCATAGGCTGTCTTACGTCAAAACAGTAAGTAGTGTTACTAGACGGGAACGTCAACAAGTAAAAAGCATCTTCAGCGCTGTATACACTCTTAACAGGCAAGGACTCAAAGTTAGACATCGCCATTAAGTCAGTACGTACATTCTTACTAACGTCACGTAAGGGTAGCGACTTCTCCTGTATAAGCCTCCCTAAGCTCATTACACCGCGATTAGACAGGAACAGTATGTCATTACCTGTGGCTTGTATAGAGTCCCTCTCAATGCATCCTACGCCCTCTACGGTGTCCTTTAGGAATATAGTAGAGCTTGCTGTAGCAGGCGAACCTGAACTACCTGCACCTGCACCACCTTGCGCTCCATCATAAATCAACATAGAGTGCTTGCCAAAGACAATAAACAAACCGTTATGTTCTGTCAACGCTACAATCTCATCGTAACCTTCAGGCCAGAACTGAGTAACGTCTATTTGAAAAGAATCGCTTCCTGCCCACGCAGTACCGTCTAACAACTGAGAGACATGTATAGTATGTTTATCAGTTGCTAAGTCAGCCGCCCAAAGACGACCAAATGCTGACAACACTTCGTTAGCTTGTGGTGCGCCTGCTACTTCAACAAGAGTAGTGCTTCCAGAATCTGACCTAAGAGGCGCATGGCCTGTCTGGAAGAAGTATACGTCATCGTTAAAGGATGTTATCTTCCAATTGTTTGCTGATATAGAGTAGCCACTGGGGAGAGTAACTTCGGCTAGTGTGGGTGTACCTGTGAATATCTTATTGTTACCCACAGAGAACAACGTAGTAACACCACCAAAGGAAGTAAACTCAAAGATACCTTCGATACCTCGGCTACTTCCTAGGACACTACCACCGTTAGTAGACACAGTGTCGTATCCCTTACGCGCCCCTACGCGACCACGCTTGTCAATTACACAATTATCAGCAATGGAAGCAAAGGCAGGATTCATGCCAACAGGAGACTCCTCGGTATTGATACCAAGGAATCCCGGTGCTGCTACTGTTAGATTCTGTAATCGTTGGCTCATACGGCGTACCACACTGTTTCATTAGGGAAGCGAGCTGCATCGTAAGCAATAGCATCACTCAATGTTAGCATTGCTTGTGCTTGTAATTTAGCAGCTGTAGTGCCTCCAGTTTCTCCACGTTCCTCAACAGCCATTGACTGTGCTAACTGAATAACAGGAAGAGAAGGGACTTTAATATTATCTTGTGATGTAGTTAGCTCACCGCTTCTGTCCACTATGTTAAAGTTAAGAACGTATGCTTTATTAGGAACAGGATAGAGAGCGACACCTATAGTATTCGCATTTTCGTCGTAGCCTGTGTAAACATAATTAGAAGGTACAGACTCTGTAGCAGGATTAATAAACTTATCTTCCTGTAAACCTGCTTCAGTACCTAAGTTTACAAAACACTTTTCAGTGCTATTAGTTACTTGTAAAGTACTAAATTCTGATGTTAAGTTGTACAGCAAATAGTCACGCTGCCCTGCTACGGTAGTTGTAGTGTTTTCCCTACGAAGGGCTGACCAGTTCCAAGCGTCCTCTACCGTACGGTTAGCGTCGTTTACAAACTCACCAATCAGTTTAGAGTACGCTGTAGCATCAGGGGACGTTACTTCGTCCTCCCGCAGCCTACGTAGTACTTTGTTAATTGCTTGTAAATAGTTCATTAAAGTGTACTCTTAAAAGGGTCATTAGTTAAAAAGTCTTCAATATAATAATAATCTTCATCAGTAGGCTTAGAACTAGAAGGGTCTCTATATTCTAAGAAAGGTCTATCACTCAAACCTACTTCAGTTTTCATAACAAAGGGGTCGTATTCATAAGGGTCTTGCTGTGTTCCACCTACTCCACCAAAACCAAAATTAAAGTTTAAATCAAAATCAGGACTTCCAAAACTTTCCCCGTCGCCACCACTACCCGCAAAAGGATTTTCAGGCGTTGTACCTTGAGGTACATTTTCTTTAATAGTGTCTTCAATATCACTACCTGTTTCTCGACGAATATCGTCAATATCAGAACCTGCGTCTCCTACGGCACCTAAAGCAGGGTCTATTACGTCCCCCACGGCGGAGCTAGTGTCTCCTATAGCATCTGAAACAACGTCATCAACAGTAGAACCTGCGTCTCCTACAGCACTTAAAGCGGGGTCTACGTAATCACCAACAGTACGTCCAACCTCTTGTGCAGAGGAGCTAAGAATACCTAAGAACTCTTTAGCCGCATCAACATTAAGAAAAGACCCTTCAAAGTCTAAAAGAGGTTGTAAGTAATTATCATCAAAATCTCTTGCTCTCTGTCTTAGCGAGTCCTCAACAAAATTGTCAAAACCAGAGGCTTCAAGATAATCTTTTACTGCTCCTGTTAATATTTCTTCTCTATTGTCTCCGGCTAACGCTGAGTCCATTGCTGAGTTAAGACCGGCTTTAACATCTTCAGGCATGTTATCCCAAGTGTCTTGCCATCTCGTTACAAACTCTGGGCTTTTCCCGTTGAAAAGGTCAGTGTCAACTCCTTCAAACATGTCCTTAATGTAAGGGGCTGCTAACTCTTGAATCACAAACTCTTTTATATTACCGTTACCGGCATATTTAATTGCTGAGTTTGTCTGCTCGTAAGTTAATTCACCTACTCCAAAATTAAGACCTGTACCTTCTAAAGCTCTTTGGCCGGCATCGTAACCATACTGCGCTGCGTCTGAAGGGCTGTAACCTCTATCCAAAGCGTTGTTTGTGGCATTATCCTGAATTACAGCGGCTTCCTCTGCACTTACAGGAGGTGTAGTCACGCCCGTTGCTTCTAGTAGACCGGGAGCAACTCTTACGTAGTCTTCAGTATTTCCCTCTCCTTTTGCAATATTAACTAACGCAGGGATAGCGGTATAGGCACCCGCCGTAAGAAAATCAAGGGCTACTATTTTAAGAGGCTGTAAAATGGCGTCATACCATTTCTTACGAGGTCGTCTTTCTGCCTTTCTATCGTCAAAAGCAACACCACCAAGATTATCTAATCTAGCTATTTCAGCACGTCTTTCGTTTTCTTCAGCAGTAAAACCCTCAACTTCTTCAATGTCGTCAAAAGTACGATTTTTTAAGTAGTCGTAGTATTGTTGTTCATTTTCATCAGCAGAACCGGGAGGCACAATAACTTTGTAATCGTCGTAAATACCATTTTCAGTGCCTGTTGCATACGTTCCGTCTTCTAATTGAAAAACAAACTCACCTGCTTCAACAAGGTTAGCAACCACAGCTTCGGTATACTGCCGCTCATCAATCAAATCCCTTTCATAAAGGTCTACAATATAGGCGTTTCTTTTAGTAATGTCCGTGCCTTGGTAAGCACCAATAAAATCATCAGAGCCTTGCAAGCTATCTAAATAATTAAAAGCGTTAGCATAATCTTGCTCGCGTTTATCATCGTAAGCCCGATACATTGTACTTTCTAAATCAATGTCTACATCTGTTAGCTCTGTAAGACTATCATCAAAAAAGTTAAAGAAGTCTTCTTGTGACCTAACACCTTCGCTTGAAAATTCATCACGAGTAAAGTTATTTCCAAAAAGTGTTTCTGCTTCCTCTTCAGTATATCCTCCTTGGTCTACAAGAAAATCCATCCCCTCGTCAACAGCTATCTGTTCTTCAGTTTTAGCTCCTTGCGCCCTTGTAGCATCATCCAGATAACGGCTAAGCTCTGTGCTAGTAATTTCTCCGTTAAGATATGCCTGACGTAAAACTTCGGTTCTGTCCTCAGACCCTACAGGAAGCAAATTATTATAAACACTGGTTTGCCCAAAAGGTGATGTCGTACTTTCACTTCCAAAATTATAAGGGTCTAAGGCTGCAGACCTTGCTTCAAAGTTTTCTTGTCTTTCAGCTTCGGACATAGCAAGCCATTCTTCGTCCGTCCTTAAAAGAGGCAACACATTTTCTTTGTAAGCGTTGTTAGAGTCTATCACTCTATAATAATAAGGGTTTCCGCGTAAATCTTGAAGTTCATTTGTTCTATAATTATAGATATGACCGTCAGGAATGTCCATATCCTCTGGGAGTATAGGAGCGTTTCCGTACTGAATATATCCAGGGTCTCCGGGTCTTTTATACTCCCTGTCACTTAAAATTACAGTACCGCCGCCGGCTGTTGTTAAAGTGTCTCCTACCTCTGCGCCTCCTGAAAGAGTCCCCGACCCCGGCACACCTCCTCCGTAACCTAGCATACCAGACTGGGCTGTGTCTCCCTGCATCATAACAGTGCCGTCAGGTAACTCGACTGTCCAACCTTGCGCAGGGTCTCCTGATTCCCAGTTCATAGGATTCCAAGGACTATCCGCAAAATCTCCTAGCCACTGACCTGTGTCGTTAAATAAAGAACCGTCATACACAGAACCTGCAATCCTGACGATAGGCGCTGACCTAAACGCTGATAATGCGTAATCTTTGATATTGCCCATCATACTGCCGAAAGTCAAAGGTTCATTAGGCGGCATTGTGCCAAACTGACTTTGATAAGCATCCGTAGCTGACTCTGCGGGATTGTTATAGTTTGGAAGATTTTCTTTAGTAATTGCTGCTTGGTCTGTACGTGACTGGTCGTTAGCAGTGCCACTTTGACCAAATAATCCGCCGTCTCCAAAATCAGTATCTGGTGTGTCATATACAGAAAAGTTGTGATTACCTCTATTCTCAGGTTGATAAGTCTGTCCGGCTGGGTTACTGTATGGACTATAGTAACCACCTCCACCACCGTAGGTCATCTGCTGTGCGCCCGTTCCTCTACTCATTACTTAACTCCTTTAGTCTTTTCAACAGTACGCATTGCACCTAAACCAAGCATACCCATAAGTACAGGTAACATAGTAGACAGGTCTATAAGGGGAATGACGATTGTAGAACTGGCAAGAGCCAACGCAAAGTTTGCCATCGGTATAACCAAGAAGTTACTCGCCATTGCAAGACAGCAAGTCCAACCAACAGCCGGACGCCAACCTGCGACAAATAAGTTCTTATGTGCTGCCTCAGCTTTGTTTACCTCTATTTGTGACTTAGCTAGTTCGTGTGCTTGTTTCTCTGCTAAAACGGCAATCTCATGCGCTATACGTTGCTTTGCATCGGCATCGGGGATTACCTTGTCTAACAGCTTTGTTACTGGTTGTATTAACGACATGAGAATTGACATTACTTTCTACCCCTGAGTTCCATAACTGTGTTGGACTCCCATATACGCAAGCCCATCCAGATGATTGTAAATATCGACGCGATAGGCGGTAGCCATGCCGCTAATGAAAGTATACCTGTTGAAACAGCTACAACGTCCAATGCTTCTTTAGTCTCCTCTACCATGGGTTAGTCCTCGTCCTTGATAATTCTAGTCATGTTAAGTTCTGATAAACAATCAAAATAACTGTCTTCAGTATTAATGTTAAAAGCTAAACCGCTGTCTACTATTGCATCATACTCTTCAACTAGGAAGTAGCCTGAGCTAACCCAGTACTTGCTTAGTGTTTTCTTTAAAGGAATATCAAAGAAAGTTTCACCTAGTAACTCTTGTGCAGCAGTTTTGTTAGCGTCTGTTACGATTATGGTTGCATACTGATTCATAGGGTGACTCCTGTCTTAGCGGCCATGTACGCCTCAGTAGAAGCAATCTCTGCTGCGCTAGACTCAGCACCGCGAACAACAAGGCCGTATATTCTACCGTCTAGGAACAATGAGGTAGCGTTGTTACGAGCGCCTACATTCAGCGTCCAGTTACCTAATGGCCCATTGCCTTGGTCGGAAGTGGAAGAAGCCTTCTCTACACCGTCAACTCTAATCTTATTAACATCACCATCAATATCAGTAATACCTGTTAAGACATTAGTTGAAGGAGGTGCATAGTCAGCAGGAGTGCTGCTGTTAATAGTAATGGTTCCTTTAGAAGTATAGCGCCAAGCGTCAGTAACAACAGAGGCTAATCTAAATGCTCCATCGTTTTGCCCAACGTGAGGAGATAACTCAGCAACAACTACAGTGGCGTCAATGTCTTTATGTGCGCCTGAAACTACAGTCATTTCATTAGTGCCTGTAAAGTCAATAGCACTTGTAGCTAGACCTTGTGCGCCAAAGAACTCTAGGTAATACAAAGAGCCTGCTTGTCGTAGCGTTGGTCGTTTAGCAGAGGTAGCTTGAATAGCATGATTGCCGTTGCCTGACTTGTCTGCGATGTAACCTATAGGGCCGTTGACCGCAGGAGCGCCAGTGCCATCACTGTTTTGAAACATGGATGAAAAATCGGAAGGGTCATACCAAGCGCCCTCTTCACCGGAAGCAAAAAGGGTCGAAGGTACAAATCCTGATGTATTCGTTACACCTAGTCTGTTTACACCTAAACCATACATGGCTTACACCATTGAGGTTATGTAGGCGGAACCAGTACCGGAAGCTAGGATAACAGAAACAGTATCCCCTGTGAACACATGAATATACTCAATAGCGTTTGCAGGAAGATATGAAGAAGAAGTAGTGGCTGTGCCTGTGACGCTATAGAAGCAGTCAGAGTCGCTTACGATGCGAGCTACACGAATACCGTCAGCAATAGCAGTAGCGGAGGCGGCAGTGCCTGAAGTGGATACTTTAGAAACAGTAGTAGGACGAAGAACTTGAATTGGTTTTGCATTTGAATCAATTGTCAAAGTAGACATAATATTTTCCTATGTAAAGATAAGAAGGCGTGATAGCCCGAAAGTAAAAGGAGGCACCCTTATGGATGCCCCCAGTTTGTTACTTAGCCCGGAACTACAAGTCCAAAGCCTGCGTCTGGACGGAGAGTCTTAACACCGTACAGAGTATCAGCAGTGTACAGAGTGCTTAAGAACTCCTGCTTGTACTGAGTCTGTGAACGAATACCCTGCTGTTCCGCAAGAACGTAAGTGTCCTTGTGGATAAGCTGAGCGGCACGAACGCCTGACGTTGGAGTAGCTACGTTAGTAGAAACCATTACGTCAATACCGTAGATGTTACCGATAAGACCGTTCTCACGAGTTCCTGTGTTGCTGAAGTCGCTAGAAACGTAACGGTCAAGACCCATGATAGAGTTACGTACTGAAGGTGGGATTACGAAACAACGGTCGTCCATAGGAACGTCAGCGTCATCCATCTTCTGAATCAAAGCACGGAAAGCCGCGTCAGTGAAATCATTGACAACACTGCCGGTTTGTCCGTTCGAGTATAATTCCACACCACCGGCGTCAGTTACTTTGAAAATAGCACTGTTTCCCCAAGAAGTGCCGTCGCCGTCACCTAGAGTCTTACCTAAATCCATAAGGTCAGTGTCGATTTGCTTGGCTAGTGCGTAACCTGCGTCATCGGTGTAGAACTTACGTAGAGAAGACAAAGCCTGAGTCTCAGTAATATCTTCGATAAAACGTGAGTACTCGTAGTGCTTGTCGATTGCTACTTGTACGTTCTCTTCCAAGTTGTTCTGAATGGTGACAGCTACGTTTTCTGCTTTAACCGAGGCGTTGCCACGGATAGGAGCAGGGATAACAATTGCGTCGCCTTTCTTGCCAGTCATGCTTAGTTTCTTAACTTTAGGAGCAATAACTAGGCTCTTTTCATAGGACGCTCGAATCTCGTCACTCCATAGAGTAGGGATGAACGAAGATGCGTTTTGACCTGATACTGCGCCGCCTTTTGCTGAGGTGTTGTCTACAATTGCGGTATTTAGTGGATATGTGCCTGCACCCATAATAATATTCCTTATAATAAAAAAAAGTTTAGGTTTTTACCTAACCCTGTTCTCGGCATACGCTTGTGTGATTTCATCAGACAAAGACATATACCTGTCAGGGTCGGTTTTCATTAGCTTAATAATGTCTGAGCGTCGATATACTTTCTTCGCTCGCTGCTCACCGTTTCCTTTGGTACTACCTGTGGAAGCAGTCTTAACAGCGGCTTTTCTGGTGTCCTTCTCAGCAGCTACAGTCTGAGCTACAACACCTTGACGGTCTTTCCAATTAGTAAAGAGTTCGTCTGCGGCTTCATAGTCATACTGTCGGTCTGCTTGAGCAAAGAGTTGTGTACGAATCTTAGAGGCTTTAATCCATTCAACAAACTTACCGTCTTGTACAATCTGTTCCATGTCAGGATGACGTGATTTCAGTTGCGTAAGTGCAGTAGTGCGTACATTGTTTAGATTAGCTGCCTCTGCCTTCTTAATTGAAGGATGATTAGCAATAGCTCTTTCGACGGCCTTGTCGGGGTCAGAGAAGAAATCAATATCTTCGGCTTCAGTCGGTGTTTCTTGTACTGGTGTGGTCGAGTCGAGTTGTGTCTGAATATAACTATCAACTACTGAACGTAACTCCCCTACTTCTCCGCTTTGCTTTCCTAAGAGCTTTTCAGCTTCTTGGTGCATCCGTACAATCTCAGCGGTTGACTTTCCTTTGTACTTATCGGGTATATCATCTTCAGGTGGAGTTGTCTCTTGCGGAGCTTCCTCTTGAAGGTCATTGATATTGTCGTGTTCTGTGTTGTCGTCGTCGAGACGCTCGTCATCTATAATAGTTGCTGCCATTATTAAACTCCGTACCTTTTAGTATTATGGAGGTTTATATTATGTAAGGGTTCATACACCATTATGAATTTGCCTTACGTTCTTGTTTCAGCTTCTGCTCTCGTTTCTTTACCCAAGCATCGGTATTGACACCGTGATGTTTCTCAGTTCTAGTTCCGAAAGAGTTTAGCTGTTTTACTGCCGGTAGACCACATTCATTGCAGTCTACTTCTCTAGTGTCGCTACTTACGAATCGTTCGCTAGTATGTCCTGCTTCACATTTAAAATCAAACAGTGGCATCTTCTTCAGAACCAAGGTTGTCATAAGCTGTACGGACTTGCTCTTCTAGGTTTAACAACGAAGCGATGACGTAAAGTTGTCCTTTCCGGAAGAAAAGGTCTTCAACATTCTTCGATGCCTCTACTGAATCAATACCCTTAGCGTTCGTCTCTAGGTCTTCCTTTAAAGTAGTCCAACCATCTGTACGGAACATCGAAAGCATATCTTCGTAGTATTTTTCTAATTCTTTATCTGTTTCAATCATTAACTGTTTCTCCTTAAAGGACAGTTTGTTATAAGTTAAAGTACAAGTTAAAGTATACTTAAGCATACTATAGTATTATTATAACATATATTGAAGCAAAAGTCAAGAACTATTTTACTTATTTGTAGCTACCTACTGTCATCTTGTTTTTTTTGTTCTTAGCTGCACGTCCGCCACGCTTAGGTTTAGCAGGACAAGACTTTGCTTTCTTTTTACATCCGCCTTTCTTCATCATAACTATTTCCTCTTAGACTTAGCGCCAGAACATTTCCAACGCTTACGTGATAAGTTGTTAGGTGTGTTAGGGTCGTTTTGTTTCTTCTTAGATAAGCCTTTCTTAATGCCTAGACTTCTAGCACAGTAGCTGTCGCCTTTGGAAGTCCCCGCTCTTACACGGGAACCTCCGTCCTTAGCTTTGCCTGCCTGTCCATAGGAGACTTTCTTACCGGAGGAAGTGACCTTAACCTTTGCTTTTCCCTTTCGTGGTTTTGCCACCGACAGTCTCCTCTTTTGATTTTAAAACCTTAATCTCTTTCTCTAGTTTCTCAATCCTTTCAGCTAAGGTCGCAAAGGAAGCGTTAAGTTCTTTTAGTACGTTGTTAAACTGGTGTTGTGTAATCATTGTGGCAATTGTCCCATATTAGGTTGCATCATTGGTGGTTCAGGCATAGCCCTTGGTTCTGGCTGTGCTTGTGGTTGAGCTACGTTTATATCCGCTGCTTTTTCTTTAATAACTATTTCACGTTCTTTCAGCATTCGGTCAGAGATACGTAATCGTTTCTCAAACTCTTTGTCGTCTACGTCCCCTGCACTCAAGTTAGCAGTAACTGCCTTAATACGGTCAATCTCAAGCTCCTGTGGTACAGCCTCAGCTTCAGCAGCGTACTTAGAAGCACGTGCTTGAGACTCTTGTGCCTGTCCTTGTAGGGCAGTAGTTTGTGCGTTCTGGAACTCCAACGCAGCTTGTTGCTGTGCCTGTTGAGCCTGCTGTGCTGCTTGTTGTTGTTCAGGGTTAGGAGTATTAGCTTGGTCAAGTTTAGCAATAAGCTCTTCACGGTTAGACAGGTTCATGTTGTCAACGATTGACTTAACCAACTCAGGGTACATTGGAGTCTCTGGCGACATAGTCTGTAGTAATTGAACAAGCTGTGTGACTTCATACTCACGAGCAATGATACCTAGAGAGCTAGACACGTCAAACTTGTAGTCAGCTACTGGGTATGTTTCAGGCTCAAACTGCATGTAACGGTGTGCAGCTTTAGTCACTAGCGGAATGATAAACGACTCTTGGAAGTTAATCAATGTACGCTTATGACGCTTAATAATAGCACCAAGGCTCATAGAGATGCCTGCGGCTGTGCTTTCACCATTAACGCTACCTGCGATACCTGCTGAGTCAATAGCGCCTGTAGCGGTCTGTACCATCGTCTGTAGAGCCTGTGCCTGAGCAAAGGTAATCTGATTGACCTGACCAAAGTTAAATGGCTGTAGTACTTCCGCAGGGTTACCGTTAGTAAGAATAACCTTACCTGCACGAATCTCTGGCTTAGAGCCTCTTGGCATACGAGAAGCATCCATTGCAAGCATAGGATGTACAGTCAGTGCTAGAGCATCAATACGAGCGCGTAGTTCTGCGT